ACAATGAAGACGTAAAGCGCTCGCCCAGCTGATCGGCTGGCATTTCCAAGGAAAAAACGGCGGCCGGCATATTCTGATTGACGGCTACTGCTTCAACGATATTCATTGCGAACGTTGTCTTGCCCATCGATGGCCGGCCGGCAATGACGATAAGATCGCCGCCATGCAGCCCTGTTGTCGATTTGTCGAGCTGATTAAACCCTGTTGAAAGCCCCGTAATTTCGCCGCCTTTTTGATGTCGACGGTCAATAGAATCAACAACGGCGCGTAAAATTTCTTGGATTGGTTTCGCTGTGTCTTGTAAATCAAATCTATTTTCAGCAATCGAAAAAATCTCGTTCGATGCTTTATCGATTTTTTCTTCGATCGAAAAACCACTATCGCAGTATTCAACGATTTTGTTTGCGGCTGCCCTGAGCTGTCTTTCAGTCGATTTGTTTTTAACTGATTTCGCATAAATTGCGACATTCGACGCGCTGGGCGTATTGATTTGAAGTTGCGAAATATACGCCAGGTCTACTTTGCTATTTTTGAGCCCTTCAGTGACCGTGAAAATATCAACCGGCTCGCCATTGTTGCTCAAATCAAGTATTTTTGAGTAAGTTTCACCATGATTTTGATCTGTAAAATCACTTGGTTTTAAAATTCCGACAACCTTGTCAATTGCAGTCGGATCATTCAACAGCGCCCCTATGACATTTTGTTCTGCAGAATTAATCATCCGCTTTCCCCTTATGTTTTTTCTGCGCAATGATGCCTTGTGACGTCAAAGTGATTTCGCCTTCGGGTGAAGCATACCAAAGCTTATACCAGTTTCCTCGAACAGCATTTCTGAAAGCTTGAGGCCAGCTTTTATATTTTTTCCCATTATCACGAGCCCGCTCGACAAACTCGCGCCAACACAAATACAAAAACTCTCGGGAAAGTTTTATATCTTTGGCGTAATCGAAAACAGGATCATCAGGCGTGATTGCTTTGACGCCCTGAGCTTTGCAGTTCGTCAAATACGTATCGATGGAAATAGGGCCGGAATTTTTCCGGCCCTTATCTTTTGTATTTGTATTTGTATCTGTATCTGTATCTGTATCTGTATGGTATGACATTGCGTGACATTGCGTGACAACGCTGTGACATATACCGCCGGTTTCGCTTTGTTGTTGTTCTTGTTCTAGTTTTTCGCGTTCACGTTCGCGTTCGCGTTGACGTTGCTTGCGCTCTCTATTGCCTGCCCGTATTTCTTCGGCGTCTTTAATATTTTTATATTTTTCATGGTTGACTATATGCCAGCCCCAAGGCCGGTGTTCATCAAGTCGAATTATTCTTCTGCCGCCATTGCCCTTTGTTCTGCTGTAAGGGTCTTCGTTTTCTAAGATTTCAATTCCGGCTTTAATATGTTCAATTGGTATGCTTGTTCTGCGAGATATGGCGCTTGGAGTCATATCAATGACACCGTCGGCGTCGCATAAGACAATCATTTGTTGAAAGGTAATCAAAGCCCGCCAGTCTTCTGCGAGGGTACCATCGTAAATTGAATCAAAAATTTTCCCGTACATTTTTATATCCCTGTGTTTATTAATATTTTGTAGCTGGGGTTTTTAGCTCCCAGAAAAAACTCACGACTCTTATTTTTCTTGTGTATTACTCAAAATAAATATGAATTTTTTACTATTTAATCGAAAAATATTGACATAACAGGTCAGTTCAAGAAATACTCAATCAATCCGCTAAACAGTTTTATGGTGGCAAGTAAAAATAATTCATCACTTCAACATAAGTAACTTTACCGCGGCTGGCTTTTGCTAATTTCTCCATCGTTTGTTTTGTCGGAGTTTTTCTTTTTGTTATTTTTGCCCGCGGGTTTAGCGGTCTTAACAGATGTATTTCAATGTAATCCGGCGATGTAGTTGCCCGCTTAGCGAAAGCGATCCGCTCTTCACGATTTAGTTGCCTATAGAAATCATCAAAATTCATGTTGGCAAGTATTAACCTACGGGGTTTGCTTGTCAACCTGCACGGTTAGGGTTTTTGATTTGTAGGGTTATCGACCAAATGGACGCAATAGTATTTAATCGGCTTAAGCGTCATAGAATTCCTTGACGCATATAAATAGATCGAAAAAAAGGGACACAGGAAAAATGAGCATTTATGACATTCGTAGAAAAAATCTTTTGCTAATTCTCGAGATTCTGTTCGATGGCTCGCCGGCCAAATTGGCGAGCAAAATAGGTAGGACTACTGGGTCAATATCTCGCATTTATTCTAAATCGCCAAAAAGTCAGAAAAATTTAGGCGATGACCTTGCCGACGAAATTTGTAAAGCGATCAACATGGAGCGCGGTTGTCTTGATGTAGCGTTGAATGTCAATGATTTTTTTACCCGCCACTTGCCCGATATAAATAAACGCGCTATAAATACTGGCTCTCAATCACTATTAGCTATAGCAATTGACGAAGTAGACGAGTTTTCAGCTCGCACCGGTTTCAAATTCACAAACCAAGAAAAAGCTGAATTACTTGAAGCATTAACAAAGGTGTTGAAAAATCACCTTAAATAATTGCCGAGGTTTATAAAAATGGAATTAACACAAGACCAGATTTCGGCGGCACAAACAAAAATCAGATCGATACTTTACAGATCAAGCTGTCGGCAAAAAGTTAAAATTTGGGTGTTGTTGATTATCTTTTCTCTTATTCCGGTAGTCGTTTTTTCAATATATGCCACAACTGAGATTGACGCTCTGCGTGTCGAAATCACAAAGTACCTAGCCTGTAGTTAAACACTTCATAAAAAAATTAACCTGACGGGTTGACATATTAACCCGTCATGTCTATTCTTCCTTAACCTGATTTGTTAATTGATCAAGTTAAGGGAATGAAATGGCCGATCCAGTAACACAAGCCCTGCGCGTCTATGAGGCGTGCGGCGTCAAAGCTCAGCACACAGACCAAAAAATTGAAGATTATGTCGAACAAATGGTTCGACTAAACGCTTCTCGCGGCGATCTGCATTCAATATTTTGCAACCTCCCCGTCGCTGATATCGATTCAATGCTCGGTATCGTCAAAGGTACCCGAGACCTCAAATTCACACCCGAGCAAAAACAAATAATCGGTGAAATCGTCTGCAATGCCATCGTTGAGCATTTTACGCTTGAGGGTGAAACCAACATCAGGGAGCGCGGCGAATGATCGGGTTAATTATGCTTATTGTTTTGGGAATTTTATTGCTGTCAGCTGTATTGATCGGGGTATTTTTATTTAATAGCGATGACAGAACGCCGGAAGAAATAGCTCGCGATGATGATGAAGAATTTTATCATTTCAACCCGCATTTGCGTACAAAACAAAAAGACAACGAAAATCAATATAACTAAAAATTTCAGGAGAAAGCACTATGTCAGCACCAGCTGAGAAAACGGCGAATGCTTTGGTATCTTCAGAGCAACGTCGGGCTTTAATCACTACTCTACAAAATAGCCTCTACCCTTGCGCAAAAACTGAATCGGTCGAGATGGTTCTTGCGTATTGTGAAGCGGCGCATTTAGACGTTATGCAAAAGCCTGTCCACATTGTCGGCATGAGCGTTCTGAATCCGCAGACCAATAACTACGAATGGCGCGACGTGATCATGCCCGGCATTGGCCTATATCGCATACAAGCCGACCGCTCCGGCTCTATGGCTGGCATGAATGAGCCCGAGTTCGGGCCAGAAATCTCAAGACAATTCACAGATAAAAATGGTCAACCGATATCGGTAACCTTTCCAGAGTGGTGCCGCGTCGTTGTTAAAAAACTGGTTCATGGTCATATCGTCGACTTTGTTGCAAAGGAATTTTGGCTCGAAAACTACACGACTGATTCTGGCAAGTCGAACGCTCCGAATAAGATGTGGCGCAAACGACCGAAAGGTCAGCTTGCAAAATGCGCTGAAGCTCAAGCGCTGCGTAAAGGCTGGCCCGATATCGGTCAGGCGCCAACAGCTGAAGAGATGGAAGGCAAAATTATAGAGATGGGCACAATTGAGCGCGTCTACGATAACGAACCAAAACAAAATCGTGAGCCTGAGCCATTAGAGCCAGTTGTTTTGCCGATTTATCCCGATGAAGGCTTCAAGTCAAACCTTCCTGCGTGGAAATCGCTGATCAAAGAAGGCAAGAAAACCGCCGAGCAAATCATCATAACGCTTGAGTCGCGTTTTACTTTAACAGACGAACAAAAACTTCAAATTAAAAACATCAACACAGGAGAAAACCAGTCATGAATTTAGTAAATGTAATGCAAGGGACACCGGAATGGCTTGACCTTAAAACGCGTTACTACAGCGCGTCAGAGGCCCCTGTTATGATGGGCGTGTCTCGCTTTATGAGACGTGACGAATTACTGAAGCTGAAGTCATTCGGCGTCGAGAAAGAATTCGACGAGTTTACTAAAAAGCTCCACGAAAAAGGGCATAACGCCGAAGAGTCTATTCGCCCATTTGTTGAAAAAATTATTGATGCCATGCTTTATCGCACTGTTGGAACGCTTGAAATCAACGGGCTGCATCTGTTAGCAAGCTTTGACGGCATAACTATGATCGAAGACATCATTTTCGAGCATAAACTGTATAACATGGAACTTGCCGAGCAGGTCGCGAACAACATTCTTCAGCCTGAATACTATTGGCAACTAGAGCATCAATTTCTTGTGTCCGGCGCTCGAAAGGCTATTTTTGTCGTATCAGACGGCACGCCGCAAAAAATGAAACATATGTTTTACGAGCCTGTTCCCGGGCGGGCTGAACAGCTTATAAGCCACTGGAAGCAATTCGACGACGACTTAAAAAGTTTCGTGCCTCAACCTATACACGTAAAGCCCGAAGTGCCTGCTATCATCGAACTGCCGACCCTCATTGTCGAGATTGACGGTCAAATAAAAAATACCAATCTCGCTATATACAAAAAAAGCGCTCTCGATTTTATTGCAAACATTAACACTGACTTGCAGACAGATGAAGATTTCGCGAAGGCTGAAAAAACGATTCGTTTTTGTGGTGAAGCTGAGAAACACCTCGAATTGGTAAAAGCTCAAGCGCTGGAAAAAACAGCGGACATCAATGCGTTATTCAGAACGATTGATGAAATTAAAGAGCAGATGCGAAGCAAGCGTTTGATGCTGGACAAATTAGTTAAAACTCAAAAAGAAGTGATTCGAGCGCAATTGGTCGCCGCAGTCAACACCGAGTTAAACAATCATATCAAAGCAATTAATCAATCGCTTGGCTCTTCCTATGTCGATGTAGTCAGCAATTTTGTGATCGTCATCAAGGGAAAGAGAACAATCGACCCTATGCGAAGCGCTTTAAATGACGAGCTTGCCCGGTGCAAGATCGAGGCGAACGCTAAAGCCGATAAAATACGGGTCAATTTAAAAATGCTGGCCGACAATTCCGACTATCGTTTTTTGTTTAACGACGTTAATCTGATAATCCATAAAGATACTGAAGACTTCAAAATGCTTGTAGTAAATCGTGTCGAGCAGCACAAAAAAGCTGAAGCTGAAAGGCTGGAAAAAGAACGCGAACGCATACGCAAGGAAGAAGAAGCCAAGGCGCAGGAAGCCGCAAGGGCTGAAGCTGAAAGGCTGGAAAAAGAACGCATGCGCAAGGAAGAAGAAGCCAAGGCGCAAGAAGCCGCAAGGGTAATAAATCAACCTGATTCAAGCAAGCCACTTATCGGCTCACAGTTAAGCCAATCAAAAGCGCCGGAACAGGCGCCACCTTCAGAAACTGGCGGCGGCGTTGTTGATGCTGATTTCTTTCCTCATGAAAGTGATAGCGTTGAAACTACTGATGTCACTATCTTGCCCAGTATGTCGCCGGCTCGGCTGATAAATGAAATCGAGCTATCGTTAATTGAAAACGGCATCGGGAAGAAAACAGCGGCATACATTACTCGGCTGATTCTTGACGGCAAAATCAAGCACGTCTACGCGTCCCGGTAATCGCTATGAATCAAACCGAACAGCTCAACACTCACGGCGTAGTGATTAACTACGGAAGGCACAAAGGCGAATTAGTTACTCGCCTGCCCGTCAGTTATCTTCGCTGGATGATCAACGAAAAGGCGCCTATGTGGGAATACGCAAAGGCTGAATTTGATCGCCGCGGCGACACTATGCCCAAGATTGAGCTGTCCGGTCACGCTATTGATAATGCAAGCCTGCGAGTCCGTAAAATATGGCATGAAACTAAGCTCGAAAATGAAGGGCTTTATTCATGGCTCCAACGCGTAACGCTGGAAGCTATCGAGCGAGGCGAAAGGCTTGAAAGCGGCAAAATTAAATACCTGCGGATGAAATTCGTCATTGAACAAGGCGAAGAGTATCCCGTTTTAAAAACCATCATGAGGTAGGAAAACAATGTCACTACCATATGAAAGCGCCACCAGTGGGCAAAAAGCAATAAACGAAATCCAAAAAATATTACGAAATTTCGGTTGCTCTAAATTTGCGACAGGTGAAGATTTCAAAACAGGCGAACTATTCATTCAATTTGAGCATAGAGGCCGACCCATCTCATTAAAAGCCAGCGCAAAAGGATACGCCGAAGCATATCTTCGCAAAAATCCTTGGAATTCACGGCGCCGCGTATCGCAACATGAGTATGAAGCAAAAGCTATGGCGACAGGTAGCATAGCTGTTTATTCTATTTTGCGAGACTGGGTTAAGGGACAAATAACAGCTGTTGAAACCGGCATCTTATCGTTCGAGTCTGCGTTCTTGTCGCATATTATGTTACCCAACGGCAGGCGAGTAATCGAGGAACTAGAAAACAATAAGATGTTACCGCCCCCGACCTAAATAAATTAACGTTATTTAAACAATTGCGGAGAATAAGTATGTCACACGGAGTAAATAAAGTAATTTTAATCGGCAATCTTGGCAAAGACCCTGAAGTCAAGTACATGCCAAGCGGTGAGCCAGTAACAACGTTTTCAATCGCGACCTCTGAGTCGTGGAAAGACAAACAAACCGGCGAAACTGTCGGGCGTACTGAGTGGCACAGAATCACTTGTTTTAAACGGCTTGCAGAGATTGCCGGCGAATACCTGAAGAAAGGCTCGAAGGTTTACATCGAGGGCAAGATTCAGACGGACAAATGGACAGATCAAAATGGACAAGACCGATACGCGACAAAAATTATAGCAAACAGTTTGCAGATGCTTGATTCGCGCAATAGCGGCGACGCGTCTCCGGCTCAGCATCAGGGGCAGCAGGCGCCTAATCAGTCCGCCAGTTATCCGAATCAAGGCGGATATGTTCCAGATTTCGACGACGATATTCCGTTTTAGAGTTTAGTTTCTTTGCTGGAAGTAATTGAGCTGAAACGCGCATATAGGTAATGACCGAGTTGAAACAGGCCCGGGGCTAAAGCAACAATCCAAAACATGAAAACAGCAAAGAGGCTTACAGTTTTGCCCGCCGCACTCCGTAGGAGCTGGAAACATGCAAGCGTAATCGGCCGCGTGCATGTTGGAAGAACCGGACGATGTAAGCGGTGCCGCATGACCTTTGAAAGCAGCGGCCGGCGGGCATCCCAACAACACAGGAGATCAAACCATGTCAAGCAATAAAAAGGTATTCACTTTAACTCAGCGACTCGAAGACTGCGGCGAAAAGAAACTCAAAAAAATTACAGATGGATTGGAAGATGTAGTCTGGTCGTATCTGAAAGAAAACGGCGTTGATAAGGCGAAATTTGAAGATATTTCGTTTACATTAAAAACGCCCGACAAGCCAGAAATTAAAATCACGAGGCAGATAAGACCCGTTGTGCAAATGATCGGTGAGAGAATCTTCGCCGAAAACCTAGCGCTTTTCCAACAGCGAGAAATTGATAATTTCATAAAGGTTTTAGAAGATGTGCAAAACAAAAATCAGGAGTTCGCCGAACAGATCGATGAGCTTTA